ATGAATGACAATTTCATTCAGCAAATTCGCCAAATTTGGCCGATATCTCGCCGGTTTGAATCCCCTTGGAAGTTGGACGCTGCAAGCTGTGAGGTTACCGGTGTAACTTTGCATGAGGACCGAATTGAACTTACAACTCAACACGTCGTGCCTGACACATTAGAGACAATATCCGATTATGAACCCAGAAGAATATATCTAGGCCTAGGGGACTCGATAGAAATCTGGAACAAGCTTGCACAGTATTCCGGAGAATTGCCCGCATCGATTGGCGGTGAAATTGTGAATGATGCGCTTCTGGCGCATGAGAAATTCGTTCGGCATCTCGTCATAAGCTCCCTGGTCGAGTCCTCCTCTTCTGGAATCCTTCGCAGCACGTTGGAGGACTCGGTCTTTCGTATCAAGAAAGACAGGAGTTTTCACGGACACGATTGGAGGGCGTCTGTCGACAAAGCACTCAATGATTTGCACCGTGCAGGCTTTATCTGTGTGACAAAGAAAGAGCCTCAGAGATATTCCCTCACCGCTGCTGGTAGAAAGTATGCCTCGGAGATCATCGGAGGTGCAGCATGAGACGCATACGCAAAGCCCCTGCCCCGCTCCGGGTGTACTCGTATGATCTCCGCGTCTCCTTCAGCATCGGCCACAGTATCGCCGCGTCATCGCAGGAGGAGGCAGACAGGAAGCTCATGGAACTCCTACGTGGTGGCCATGACTTTGACGCGACACTTGGTCTTCTCCTTGAGCATGCGCGGGAGCGTGATTTGCCGGTGTACGCGGCCGATCTCGAAGGATGTTCCCTCCAAGTGGTGGAGGTGTTGCAGTAAACAGGAAGGGCCTCCTAGGAGGCCCTTTTTCATGGGAGCACTCGCGTATCGCGGAAGAATGGTAACGTCCGTACTGGGAGTTCTATGGTTTGGAGTGTCGCCCGCAAGTCCGCGTCTTTGCCACGGTCAATCAATCCCTTGCAATGCGTCTCTATCGCTTCGTTGAGGTCCCTAGCCTCAAACTCCATGGGTTCACCCTTTGGGTCCGCTGCGCCATCATAGAACCGAATTCTAAACAACATGACTCGCCCTCCCGACCGAACTATCCACATCGGCACAAGATAGCACATAATACCCGCTTCGGTGGAGACAGGGAACGATCATGGCCAAGAAATTAATAGACGCGAAGAACCCGGACAACATTTTGCAGTGGGCGCAAGACTTCTCGGACGCCCACGCGATCCTGGAAGCTCATAACATCGCGACGCGCGTAAAGACGGCAACAGACTCCACACTTCCCGGAGCGTGTGATTTTTCGTCCACGGTTTGTCTCGCCTTCTCTCAGGAGTGCTACTTGAAAGCGCTTCTCGCTATCAGCAAGGGCGAGTATCCGCGAGAGCACGATCTGAAGAAGCTGTTTAAGGCCCTGGCTCCGGACGTACAAGCGCGTGTCTGGGCCGCGCTACGAAAGCACGATCCAGGCTTGAACGATGCCGGGTTTGACAAATGCATGACCGAGAACGCCAATGCCTTCGAGATTTGGCGATATGCCTTCGAACACTTGGATACGGAATTTTCGCACTTCACGAGCTTCGCACTCGACCTGAATAAGGCACTGCTTGACGTGTATTTAAATTTCTACCCAGAGAATCCGCCAACCGGCTTCGGTCAACCTTGATTGGAGCTTCCGCCAAAACAGAAAGGGCCTCGTGTGAGGCCCCTTTTCAATCCGCTGAGTTCCCCTCATTCAACATGAGATGACGAATTCCGTTCCTAGTGCAGTTGGTCTTGAAGCGAAATCGCGTCACGTGATCATTGCCGAACGCGTCTTTATACATGATATCGCCCCAACACAGCCCGAACGCGATTCCGTCCAGAAGATCATTTAAATAAAAATCTGGACCCACTTTCAAACCCATTTCTAGCTTGAATGTTCCTCCAGGCATAAGCACACCACAAATGAACTCTCCCTCATCCATGGCCGAAAAATCGTGATCCTGGTGGTTTGTAACTAGAGCCCGATTTGAAATCCTCAGATTATAGGCTGGCGTATTCCCAAAGTTTCTAATCTCAATCGATTCGATGATCTCACGAGCGCCCGTCGCGCCAGACACCCTTTCGATTCCAATATATGCGCGTAGTTGATGCTTCGCCGTGTCGTCCGCGCCTTTCACGAGTCTCCAGGTCGCGGCCCACAGCGCGGCAGTGAATGCAGCTACCAAGAAATCGCCGAAACCTATCTCACACTTCAACGATATAGGGCCGATATTGAGACACGCGCCTTCGCCGTGATATTCAAAGACGTGTTGCCCGGCATAAGCGGCGAAGAATGCGACTCCAATAAGGATCACAAGGAAGGCCGCACACCATCCATTGCAACTAGATTTCTCATGCATGACTCGATGATCCCCAAGAACTCCCACGAGACACTTTTGTTGTTCAGATCCGTGGAGACCGCCAAAGCGGCCAATCAGGAAGCGACATCTTTGAATACTCCCCGCGTCTCTTCTCAAGCTCCACCCATACAAATTTGGGGACTTCCAGCGCCTGAGAGCTATAGTATTCCAGCAATCCAAACCTTATCAAATTTCGTATTGGTTCTGGCTCTTCATCAAACTCAAATATCCGGCGTCCTCCTAACGTAATCATCGCAATGCATTGACTCTCTCGCTGCGTTAATCTCGTCAAGTATGCGAGAGCCTCCTTCTCTTTCTGTCTTCTCTCTCTCAACTCTCGCAAGCAATTGATAACGCTAATCGCGCTCAAGGTGATGAACGCGACACCCGAGAAGAGAAGGACGAGAGAGAGTGCGAACAGATATATCCGGTTTGGGTCTGCTGTATCGAAAGCCGGAAATGCGATCAGCATGAGAATCGCTAGAGCGGAACTCACGAAGAGCACCCCGCTGAATACCTTGGACTTCAATATCTCTGTGCCGAACTCAGAAATAGCTTTAAAAAGCTCGGTCAACTTCGCCTCCCCCAATCATGTGGAGGCTAGCATATCAAAGAATCAGGAGATTCAATCATAAGAAGTTAAACGAGTACGCGCGGGTAGTCACTCCGCCTCACTTCTTTTTGTTGTTTACAGCGCCCCGCTGAGGGGCTGGCGGAGAGTAGCCCCTGGGATATACCTTGCGCTCTCTCACGAATGTTGAGCCGTTCTCTCGCACGTACCAGATATGCCGGATTGGACCACCGCCCAGGCGGGGCCGATCCATCAGAGCCTCTGTGAGGATTTCCCCACACTCCTCACAGCATCGCACAAGCTCAATTCGATCCTGCACCACGCTAGGCCTGGACTTGACCGGCACCCGGTCAATCCAGACCCGGCTGATCAGGGTGAGCGAGTGAATGTGTTTGGTCACTCGGTCTTGTCCTGCGCGAGCTTTGCCGCCTTATGTCTGGCAAGCGCCTTATGTCCATCACCGGGCTCAATGAAGATTTCGCGAAGCTCCTTATCCGCGTACATCTGGTGGAATTCCTCAGCGAATCCTGAGAATTTGTCCCCCATGGTGTCCGCGAGCTTCTCTCCGCACCACTTATGAAACGCGCGTTCTTTCTCCAGGCTCGCGAGCTGGGATCGCTCTCTGTTTTCCTGATTCCGCAAAGCTAGCCTGAACAACTCTTCAGTCTGCTTTAAAATGCTCTTCTTCATATCGTTATCTTCGCTAAGAAGGGTTTGCATCCGCTTTGGCTCGAAGAGCTGAGCAACGATCCACAAGAAACCAAGCATCTCGGAGTAAGTGAGCGTTCCGGCTTTGACGTTCAAAGCCTCACTGTTCAAGCCCCTTACTTCGCGCAAGAACCCCCACAATACGATGGAACAATCCGCTAGCTCCTGAAATGTTCTCAACTGGCGCACCTGAAAGAATGCTGAGTGTGATTTGCTCTGATGTGCGGCTCGTATACGGGATATGATCAATCGCAGTAGGAATGTGCTGGAGAAGCTCTTTAATCTCGTCGTCACTCGCGTTGTTCTCTAAGATCGCCTTGAACAGATGCTTCAGAACCTCTTTCTTTCCGTTCTCATTCATTGGGTGTTTCCTCATTAATCGTTTCAATCTTGTCCGCCTTATGCTCCTCCAGCATCACCTTGAGTTTTCGAACTAGCTCTTCCTCTGCGGGCTCGGACCATGTGATCCGCTCCAGGATCACGCCATGCTCATTGCACGGGGGAAGACTGGGCGATTCCTTCCGCCCTGCCTCAGCGTTCGGGATGACGCGGCTCATGGGTATTTGCTGGCCACGCTGAACTCGCGGACCACTCGGGGTTATGTCGTACAGGGATCTGCTCGGGGTGACTCCAGGGTCTAATTTCATGCTTCAGGTTCCTTCTTGTTCAACGTGCGGGTTCGAAGTGTGGTGATCCTGTTGGTTCTGGTGATCCCGCGCTGATACATGTATTCGCGCAAATACCCGATGGTCCAATCGTGGCCCGTCTTGGTCTTGATCTGATTCTGATTGAGATACTCAACAATCTTTCGCCCTGGCATCCGCAGAAGCGGGAAAAGGATTTGCTGAAATTCCAGGTCAAACTGGCTAGGGCGTCTTGCTCGGGTCATTCATCAGTCACTCACTCAGTCACTGGAGTACTTAGCCCGGTCATGTGAGAAACATGTCCAAACCCGCTTAATTCGGATGATTTTAAAAAAACCCTTCGTGATCCCCACAGGCCCCGAACGATTCCAATTTTTTCCCCAGGCCACCGCCACCGGGTGGGGCTTGGCTCGCGGGTCCTTGGCCAGCACGTGGGTGAGCGTGCGTGAGTGCGGGGAAATCGCTGCGAGAGAGCTAGAAACTCTTGGTCCTGGACCTCATCGTCCCTATATAATTCATGACAACGGACCATGAGGGTTTTACAAAATGGCCAAGTATGTGAGCTACATTCGCGTATCCACGGACAAGCAAGGCAAGTCAGGCCTGGGCCTTGAGGCACAGCGTGAGGCGGTGGCTCAGTTTGTGCGGGCTCGTGGTGGTGAGATCATCTCGCCTGAGTACCGAGAGATCGAATCCGGCAAGGTCAATGATCGCCCCGAGCTGACCAAGGCGTTGAAGCGCTGCAAGCTCACCGGGGCAACGCTGGTGGTGGCGAAGCTCGATAGGCTCTCGCGTGACCTGGGCTTCCTCATGACCTTGAGGAACTCAGGGGTGGACTTTGTCGCCTGTGACCTGCCAGAGGCCAACACCCTGACAATCGCGGTCATGGGCGCAATGGCACAGCACGAGCGTGAGCTGATCAGCCAGAGGACGAAGGCAGCACTTGCCCAGGCGAAGGCCAGAGGGACCAAGCTGGGCGGGTTACGTCAGGGTGCTGCGGATATCACCGCGTACAAGGATCGATCCACCCAGGCACTACAGGCCAAGGCCGATGAATTCGCGGAGTCAATGCGTGAGGTAATCGAGCCGCTGAAGGGCCAAACGCTCCAGGCGATAGCGGATCAGATGAACACGGCGGGGTACAAGACACCACGCGGGAAAATCGGCTCCTGGACGCCCACCACGGTTCGCAATGTCCTAGCCCGCCTATGAGATCAGCGGGCTTCCTGAGCCGTCCCAGGGGCCTTCGCGGCCCCTTTTTCATGGGATCAAACAAATTTCTACTACCATACGGAGCCCATTTTTCAGGTCAATTTTGACCCAAATCCGCTTGATCACCCATCAAGGGCATTCCCTGGACAGGATAATTTCGCATCGCCGGTAAATACTGGGAGAGCCGCAAAGGCCACCAAGGGAGATTACCGAAATGTCTGATATTGAATTCCTCAAGCGTATACACACGAACTCACCAAAGGATCAGGGTGAGGCAAGCTTCTTCAAATTCTATCGTGAGAACCTCAAGATCGTGGAGCGATTCCTGGAGCTGGCCGAACTAATGCGGCAGTTTCAGCGCCACTACCGGGCAAGCGCGATTGTGGATCGCATCAGGTGGGATCACGATATCCGGGGCGCTGATGGAAAGTTCAAGATTGCGAATTCCAGGAAGGCCTACTTGGCTCGCTTGGCCCAAGCCTTAGAGGTGGTCCCCGAGGGGTTCTTCACCACGAAGGAACTCACCCGGTCCAAGCGTGAGAAGTTTACACTGAAGGCCTTCAAGCGTATGCGTCACGACACTGAGCGGGACGACTGAGGATTAGTGGTCTAGCACAAGGTAAAGCCAATGAGCGACAAGTCCTCCTAGACCCGCGAAACTCATCGAGAGAATCCCTGATATGAGTGCAAGTACAGCAAGTGCGCTCCACATTTGACTATCGCTGTCCGTCTTAATTGGGGAGCGGTTCCAGTGTGCGGCCATTTTCGCGCCAAGCCAAATACCCATAGCCACTACGACTTGATCAGGCCTGATTATTGTTAGCAGCGCAAACACGGTCCTTTCAATGTTCCCGGTAAGGCTCGGATCTACCCTTGCGGATGAATGAAGCCAAGGAAACGCCTGCTCCGTATTCCTTTCAGGGTTCTCATCGTTCCAACGGTCAATTATCCGCTGTTTCTGCGTACGATGAAAATTGCCAACAACCGCGCCGCCCAGCGATAGCGCTATCGCGGCTCCCGCGAGTAACGCCACCAATGCAGGCCAAAGCACCTGGATAGCCGTACATACATATGCCATTGCAAGCCCCCTGCTCCTACCGCCGAGCCTGCTACGTTCATTTTATGGCGTCAAGTCTCGCTTCAACAGCACTAACAGGGCACCCTCGAATTTCCGGATGGTCCGTTTCAAGTCCCGGATCACATCGCGAAGCCGGTTCAAGGCCTCTGCTGTTCTGAGATTCGCTTCTAGACATTCCCGCTCATGCTTGGTCAATCGCTGCTCAATCTGATCCATGCGTGTCTTCTCACCCTCGTGGCGGTGCTTCCACCAAAGGAAGCTTCCTGCGGTTGCTGCTATCCCTGTTATTCCGACTTTTGCCCAATCCAGGGCAGTGTTCCAATCCATTTCTGATGTCTCCTTATGCGTATGAGATTCTCTTTTTGAAGGGTTGATAGGTGTTGAGCTTTCCGCCCTGGACCGGCACATACAGGGCTTGTGGGTCTGGTGCTGCATCCGCGTGAATGTGTTTCACATTAAGCTCGTGACAACAGGAGGCAAACGCGTCTAGGTGGTCATCGTGTTGGCAATTGGGGAACTCGCTGAGCTGCTTCACGAAGTCCCGCAAGCGATACGTGCGGGATTGAATGAAGAGCTTTTGCTTCAGAAGGAGTGTTTCCACATATCTTGCGATGAACCCGTTCTTGCCCTGGCCCTGGGTCTGCGCCTTGCTGCGAGAGCTTTCAACCACGATCAAACGACGTTGCTTGCGCTTGGCTGCTTCTCTAATCGCGTTCGCGATAAGCGGGTTGAAGTTCACCTCTACATGGATGCGGTCCAAGTGGTAAGTCTGTAGCAGGTCTATAACCTTGTCGCACATTTTGTCGTAATTCGTGCCGTTCTCCATGCTCACCGCAGGCATTGCTTCCCGCTCGAACAGATAAACGGATTGATCCACGTCACAGTATCCCACGATCCGGAGAACCGAATCATCGTGGGACTTGCTCGCAGCGCTTGAAGGATCGAAATACGCGACGAGCTGAGTTAGTTGCTTGCCACCTATCCGGTAGGTCACCCTGTTGCTTCTTGGATCGCCCTGGATTGGGATGAACTTCTTGATCTCGATATTCTCGGAGAATTCCTGCAATAGATTGCGATCAAGCCTCGTGTCCCAGGCATTGGACGGGATCAGGCAATACTGAGCCGCGAACCCCTGAACTCCATATTCTGATTTCTGCAGATCCGCCCATGCCGCGTCCTGCCTGATCTTCCCGTCTATGAGAATCTCAGGGTCTAGGTCCATCTGAGTTTTACGTCTGGCTTCGTCGCGCCACACTGGCCAGTAGTTGCATTCCCATTGATTGTTTTGCTTCTTCAGGTACTCGTACACCCGGTCTTCCGCGTGCGGTGTTCCGATATACAAGTGATTTGGACTTACAGCGGCGAACTCCTTGATTTTCTCGCGGAGCTTCTCTTGCTTCTTCGCGGTCTCTGAGGTCTCGATATCATCACCGAGTAGTCTGTCTGCGTGAACTCCGGTGAAATCGGATTGGAGGCTCGTACACTGGACTGAGGTGTGAAGGCCGATCATCGGCGATAGAACGGAGAAATCCTGCTTCTGCCAGTTATCCGCCTTTGTGCCTGGGTAAAGGTGTTGCACGAGTGGCCACGCCTCAATCAGCCTTTTGATAAAGCTGGAGCGCTTGCTTGCTGCGTCTCTGGTGGCCCGGACCACCACAATGGACGTGTTTGGGTCCTTGAAGAGCCAGAACAGCAAGAGGAGACCGGCAATGTAGGTTTTGCCCCGGTGTCTATAGGCTTGGAGCTGGCGACGAATTGCGGAATCTGTCCGGTCCAACCACCTGCACATTTCGCGGTGAAATTTTGGGGTTTGGCGCTTGCCATGCCAAAGGTTGAACTCCGCTAGGAAAGCTTCGAAGTCGTACCGGTCAATATCGATGCTTTTCATCTCTAGGAGGCGGGCTTTGTAGGACTCAAGGGTTTCACCCGGAACCACGAAGAATTCCTTCTCTTCCTCCTCCTTGGTTTTGCGCTTCGCGAGATGGTGTTGAACTTTTGCCATGCGGGGTTACCAGATCAGGACGACGAGGCCGGGGTTTCCTGCTGTGCCTGTTGTGGTGGTGCCTGTTCCGCCTAGTCCGGCTGATCCCGCGTAATCCGGGTCACCGTTGCCGCCCGCCGTGGTGCCTGAGCCTCCCGCATATGTGATGTTTGAGCCCGAGCTGAATGAACCGCCCGAGCCACCGCCACCGCCTGCACCTGCGTTATTACCTACCGATGTGCCGCCTTCGCCACCGAAGTAACCAGCACCACCGCCACCGCCTCCACCGTTATTCGCCCCTGAGGTTGCTTTTCCGCCTGCGCCGCCTCCTGGGGCACCACCCGCGCCTCCGTTAGCGACTGCTCCACCTGAGCCAGCACCACCCGTGAGTGACGCGCCATCGCCGCCGTTGCCGTTTCCAGAGCCACCAGCGGCTCCCTGTGCGCCTGCTCCGCCTACGCCACCGACCGATGCGTTGCCGCCTGTGGTGCCGCCTGTGCCTGCTCCCTGGCCACCTGGGGCTCCGTTGCCACCGTTGCGGTTGCTGAGATCGCCGCCGCCACCGCCACCTCCGGCTCCAGCAATCGCGAGAACCGTGGAGCTACGGAGGAACGCGGAATAACCGCCACCACCACCGGCTCCGCCTCCCCAGTTCCCAGAGGACCCGACACCGCCAGCCTGTCCAGGAGCACCCACCACCACAGTGAGCGTTTCACCGGCCTTCACCGCGATATCCGAGATTACATAACCGCCGCCGCCACCGTTGCCGCCGTGGCCACTGGAGAAGCCACCTCCGCCTCCGCCGCCTGCGGCCCATACCTTGACTCGAAGAACTCCGACATTATCCGGGACAACGAAAGGGGTTCCCGTGGTCGCTGTCGCGAATGATTGCTTGTTCTGAAAGCTCTGCTCTTCGTTACCGATGATGATTGCCATTTACTGATGCCCGATGAGTTCAACCTTCAGGCCTATGGCAGTTCCATCTCCTAGGAGCGGAACATCGAACGAGATTTCATCGTCCGCACTCAAGCTCGTGGTACTGAGGACTGGAGGAGTTGCGGCAGTGAGCGAAGTTTTCTCCGTGTTATCGATGGTGATTTTTGTGCCGAAAATGCTTGTGCCGCTCTTCTTCACGTCCACAGTGAGAAGAGATCCGCTAGTTTGCGCTGTATTGAGTGAGGCCTTCACTGAGGTGAGCGTGAAGTTATAGGGCATGCGGAACGTATACTTGCCAGTCCCAGAGGTGACGTTTGCCGCGTTGTTCGTGACATTCACGATGAACGATTCCGTCTGAGGTACAGCGGCGATTGCAGCCGCCAATCCGTCCGGCGTCACTGCGGCTTGAATTGCACTGCCCGCTACGGCTTCTGCTGTGGTTGCGTATCTGGTGATGCCCACCCGGCTCGTGGTCGCTTGCATCACCCCGCCCGCGTCTAAACGGGTAACGTTGATCAATTGAGAGCCATCTGGAGCCCACCCGAGGATCATATTCGCTTGACCCTGGGGAATGGCGGTGCTCGTCACACCACTGACGGAATCCGCTAGGCCGAATGTACGAGAAAGCTTCGTGGTGATCTCTTGGCTAACCAGACTGAGCCTATCAAAATCCGCGTTGATCAGATCTGAGCTGATTGTTCCTTGCTGTGCGTAGTTCGTGGCTCTGGCTTGGCTCGTGGTCCTGGTGAACACAATGGGCGCCAGATTCGCGGGTGCCACATTGAACGTGACTGTTCCGCCTGTGTTTGAGCCAGCGCCTGAGACGGTGTAATCCGTACCCATGGTCATCATTGAGCCACTGACAAAGACGACAAGGTCAGATGCGTTGATAATCTCGAATGGATAGGTGAACGCAATTTGAGCGCCGTTTCCGGTCAGCTCCGCGCGTGATCCATTGTTCAGTACTGTCATGAGAGAAACCCTCGAAAGATCTTCGAGGGTATTTATCGATATGTGGAAAAGTGAAACGTCCGGACCAGGAGATGGTACCGGACGTTCCCTGCATAGGACGTTTCTTGTGAAGAATGCGAAGCGTATTTTTCTGAGGTATTCGCCCCGCAAACTTATTTAGGTGAGAAAGAAAAACGCCCGGCCTTAGTGGAGACTCAGGCCGGGCAGTATAGAGAATGAACATCAATGTCTGATCGTGTTCAGAACCTATTTAGGTGGAATCGCAAAAAGAAAAAGAGCCGCAGGAAATTCGGGTAACCTGCGGCTCTCATCTCACAATCTACAAGGAAACCCAACATGGCTGAAGGGTTCGACCATGGCAATCACTCCACGATCAATCTTATTTATGCCGCGTCTCTCGTTTTGGTGTCCGAAGCGATGCTGTCCAAGACTTGATCCATCGTGGAATCGATTATCTGGTTTGTCTCATCGCTATCCTGGATCAACGCTTGGAGCGCCTCATGAAATGCTCGCCTCTTCAACTTCAGCGGAATCACGCGGCTAGCATCTCGCTTGTATTCCTCCCGTGATCGCGGCTGCATCTGCTTCACCACTTCCTCAAAGTGAGAGGCGAACTCATCGCGAGCGGCCCAGGCCGCATTCTCAAGTACCCTTAGATCAGCTTCACTCTCTGCAGGCGCCGGGATCGCGGTGGGCTCGATAGCTTGGGACGCTTCAATCTCTTCCGACTCTGGTGTGGAGTCCAGCTCTTGTTCGACCGGGTGAGTCTTCTTCTTGAGCTGAAGCGGCTTGAGTTCACGCATCACCGCGATTTGCTCAGCGGTGAATACCCCGGTCTCAAGCAACTTGGCACAAAGCGCTTCGTGGTATTCGATGAGATCTCCCTTCGTCGCGGTGGTGGCTTTGTCCTGGCGAAGCTGATCACGGATGAACTCCAGGCGCTTCTCCTGAGGCACGCACCAGCGTGATCCCGCTGTCTTGTCGCGCTTGTCCTCGCTTCGCTCGAATAGCGGGACGCGGTAGTAATCGCAAAGCTGGTCCAGGAGCTGCAGACCCTTTTGGCTGAGTCTATCGTTATACACGAAGCGGTAAACATCATTGAATGTCTGACGATCCTGCGGGTTCAATTCGAGCTTGTCCAGGGCGAGCAAGCACTGTGTCAGGCCGCGCCATTCCTTCTTGCTGAATTGCATGCAAGCTTGTTTCTTATCTGACTGGGGGAAACGCATGTTCGTTAGTCCTTCTGTTGGCGGACGTGAACGAATGCGACAAATCAAGTGTAAACATCTGAGCAAGTCCTCTGGGTTTTCATCATCGTCTGTCCCTTCGATTCGATGTGCCCCCCAGGTGGACACGCGAATGTTTACACCTGAGGGGCTGATGAAAACTGAAGGGCTCAGTAACAGGCCGCTAAGCCTGTCAGAAAGTATTTAGGGCGGTAGCTACTCCGCGCGTACTTTCTTATGACGAATGTAGAAGAGTGACGAAGCGCGACAAGGGGAGCGGCGCGGAATGCCCGCCATCATTGATATGATCCCCCACATGGCCCGGCACTGGTGTAAACATCGAATGCCCTGCTCACCTAGTGAGATCAAATCGAGGCCCCTGCTCTGCCTTCATATCGATGGTCCTAGACCTAGGTGAGATCGAAGGGGCCGGAGGCGTGGCGAGCGAAGCGAGCTGACTAAGCGAGCGGCCACGAAGCGCCGAAGGCGTTGCGGAGTGGCGCGAAGCGTCGAGGGGATAGTTATCCCCTTAGACTATGGCCGGACATAAAGGCTTTAGCCTCGTCCGGACATAGTCCTTGAATTCAATCGGATGATCCGGGACCCAAAAAGGCCTGAAACTTGTGTAACCCATTGTAATCGGCTCAGAAAAAAAGGACGATTTTCTGTTAAAACCGTCCTTGAAAAGAACCCTTCCGGACGATTTTTCCGGCAATTCGTCCTTTTTCGTCCGGGCCTGAAATAGGTGTAAACTTCTGCCGGGCTCACGGCATAGCGATTCGCTCAGGAGGCACTCATGGCGATCAACAATGACCAATGGACCACGGCAACGGTGGAGCAAAAGCTTGACCTGTTGCGGGCCGAGATCGAAGCGGTAGACGCTCACGCGGTGAACCTTACAAATGCGATCCACGGCACCTTGAACGGGCTTGACCGCGAGATTGCCGAGATCAAACGTAAACTTCCAAAGACACCCACGGTTCCGCGCTAGCAGGGCTCACCATCGGCGACGATTTCGCCACGCCATGATCCGCAGGAGCAGAAGCAACACGGTGTAAACTTCTCCGTTGATCATCGCGTGATCTCGTCCAGTGAGTTCCCGATGAACCGGCGAAGCTGGCCACCGATACGCTGTTGATGAGCTTGGCGAAGTGCGTTCGTGTGGGCCTGCCGGTACCCGCGATGATCAAGCATATCCGCCACACTGTTTACAACTAGGCTGCGCCAAATCGCAGCGGTAAACAGGAGGTTCTGTCCAGGCACGTCCCGGAGCAATTCGTTCGAAAGTTTACGCAAGTTCTTGTCGCGGGTCTTGGTGTTCCCCTGTAGCTCGCCGATCAAGGCGCCAGCACTGCCGCTCATCAGATTGACGATTGAACCCGCGAGCGGTCCAAAAAAGTCAGTGCTCGATTGCTGCCGCTGTTGCTTCGCTCCAAGGATTTGGCCCAGGACATCAGAGCCGAACCGCTGCATCATGAGCTGAAGCGGCAAGCCTCCGGGAATTTGCGCGATTGCCTTGGTGATGAATTCGGGATCATCCCACTTGTACAGGGCGTTTCCCTTCGCGGCCTCTCTGGCTTGCATCCCAATCATATTAACCGCAGTGGCCACAACCGCGAGTGCGGCAAGGCCGGTGAGCTTCGATGTTGCTGAGATGCTCGGATTCATAATCGTTGCGTAAACAGTGCGACGATGAGCAGCCACGGCAAAGCTTGAAAACTGCGTGAGTGTCTTTGCGAGTTCCGCACGAACTGAGCCGGGTTGACCACCCAGGGACAACAGCTCCTTATCCGCGAGCCCAGGTGTGAGAACTCCCCGTTCTACAGCGTCTTGATAAAAAGCCACGAGGCGTTGTTTCAGGCTCAGGCCCTGGGTGTTTTCGTCCGGGAGCTTGAACAGGTTTAGCTCACCATCCTCCAGGTGCGTCTTGCCGAGCTTTGCCCAATCGGATTCCCCAATGTTGAAGCGTCCAAGCTGGTACTGGAGTTCCCTGGGTAGGTCTGCGAACTTCGCCCCGTCTTGGATGAACCCACCCAAGTGGGCATCCATGATGCGGGTGGCCCCGCTCTTCATGATCCCGGACCACAACTCTAGACCCCGGAAACGCATGATCAGATCTGTCATCTTCGCCACGTTACTGCTAAGCCTGTCCGTGGCGTCACTGCCTATCCCAAAGCGGTTCGCCACGTGAGCGTTAAGCCCCTCGCTCCACGCCCCTAGGTATCGCGCGTAATCGCGATTGCCCTTTCCCGCACTGCTCAGAATCTTTCCGATGCTCTCAAATACCCCGGCTCCGTAGAACTGTTTCATCGCATGCACCAAGACCGGGGCGTCTGTGAATCCGCTGAGCACGGCCATTCCAAGCTTTGACGCGGTGGTCACGTTGCGAGCGATACCCAGATAGCGAGAGAGCTTCTGATGTTCAGGAACCCATGTGTTCGTCATCTGCTTGAAGTGTGAACCCGCACGCTCTAGCGCCTGATCAGAAGCACCTTGCCGCTTCGCGTAGGCTTGGAGCTTCGTAAAACCTTGTCTGAAGTCAGGACCGAACAAGCGAATCGCTGCTTCTCGCTGTGCAAGCGATTCTATCCGCGATCTCATCGTGTCAAAGAAATTGCCGGTTCCGAACTGGTCATTCACGGATTTCCAAGCCGCTCCCCGCGCGTAGTTCAGGGCCGGAGCTGTATCCGTGCCGAGTTTCTCACCAAGGATATCAGGATCAAGCACGCCCTTGTTCTGTATGACTGTGTCATAGATCGCAGCGGCCAAGGCTTGGCGGTGTGCAAGATCGCCATGTGTCGCCGGATCGAGAGCCCGGCTCATCGCTTTCAGGAACTCTTCGCGCTTTCCCTGTAAGAGATTGTAGTCAAGACGCGTGGGCAAACCTGCGCTTGCCCAGGACTGGCGATCACCCAATGAATTGAGCTTGGCGAGTTGCTCCTGTTTCACCCGATAGAGGATGCGGGCCACATCCGCCGCAAGGGATTTCTGCACTGGCTGCTTCAGGTGGATTTGCTGATATGCCGCAACGGTTGCATCCCTTAGCCGTGGATCACGTGCAAGGCGGTTGCTATTTCCAAGCAACGCGTCAAGCTGCTTCGCCACACGTTCACCCGCGTATCCCGCATAGATCGCCTTGGTGGTGGCTTCGAGATTGCGACCTGTGCCCAATGCGTGCTGAAACACCATCCCGTCCAGGGCTTTCCCCGCGTTCGTGCCCTGTGCCACCGCCTGATCAATCGCCTTCATATTTTCAACGTGTTTGGCTTCATTGGCGATCTTGCGAGCCGCACCACGTGCAAAGGCCTTGGTGTCACGCGCAACGACTTGGTCAAGGAGCTGCTCAATCACCTGGGACACCTCTGATCCACTCTTCGCGTTGCGAAGCTGTGCCAGGATTTGACGCGAATCAGTGCCATTGCGATCAAGCGCGTTGCTCAGATCTTTGTACAGGCCCTGAACCTTTGCCCATTCGGCAGCATCAACCGCAGCACCCAGTGTATTCTCAAATGTGATTTTGCATCCTTCGCTCATCTTATTCCGCCTCTAGCAAGCACAGGATTGAATCAATCAAGGCTTGTTTCTTGTTTGCCAGTGTCTGCGCTTCTCTCAGTATGTTCTGCACCTCAGGGCTTTGCTGTGCGAGTTCGTCTAGTCCAAGGATTTCCCGGAACCTTTGAAGATCATTCTTCAAGCTCTCCGGGGTGACCTCGTGTAATCCTTCTTGAATGTCCGCGATATCGTCTGTTCTCGTGTACCCATCTAGGGCATCACTTGCCTTGATCCTCGCGGCTATCTCGTCCGCGTTCAAATCGATCCCCTCAGGTACTTGATACTGTTCGGGATAGCTCTTGTACGTGAACGTGGGACGCTCCTGCGTTCCCTCATGCATGTAGGACCACAGCAAATCGCCGATCTCACGCTTGCTCGCATCCGGAGCAAAATCAATGCCGCGATCCCTCGCCAGATAGCGAAGCATCGGGGTCTGTGCGATCCAATCCACCGTATAGTTCCATTGATCGTGAGTGAGCTGCCGGAGCTTTTGCAAGAATGGCTCAGCTCGAATATTGCCGGTACGGAACCGCTTCACATCCGCTTCCATGATGGTCCGGCCTCGCAGAGACTTTTGATAGAACTCGCGAAGCGGGACCTCTTTGATCTCACCCGCGTGGCCTGGACTCGTGCGGGCCTGCAATACCCCTGGAGGTGTCGCCGCCTCTGGCATACGGGGGCCTTCCGCCCGGCTATCCGCCTGAGCTTTCAGGGCCTGCTCAACGATGGCTTGTCTGATCCCCACGGAGCCCGCACTGTCCGGGGATGCAGCGGGAAGCTTCACCCCCGTGGGTGCCTCCGCCTGATACTGTACCCCTTTGATCTCCTCTTGAAGCTTCGCGCCGAGTGCCATGTTTGCCTCGCTCACCTGAACCTCAGGCTTTGCAAAGTTTGTGTCCCGGAGAATCTCACCCGTTTCCGGATCGATCACCACGCGGTTACCTGCCCGGTCCGTTATGACCTGTGAGGGTCTCGGGCTCTCGGGATTGACGAACTGATTACGGAACTGCTCATCCGTGAGTACCTTGGGTGCCTTCCCGCCTTGGTCCTCTATCTGTGGAAGTGGCTGAGCCGGATTGTCCGGTGGCGGTGTGTACGGCTCGGGGTTGCTCGGGATCACATTCCCCTCGTGGTCCACGTCCAGGCCGATATCAAGGCCGCGTGCTCTTTCCCCAAGGCGTCCCAGCCCGTGGCCTGCGGCTCCCAGGAGCCCGCCAATAGTCGCCTGAAGAGCGAATGACCTAGCGATCTCCCGCCCCGTCTGTGGCATGCCCTGAGCCCGATCTAGAGCCGCTCCGCCTATGATGTTAGGCGCGGTGATCACTGAGTTAGCGACGACACCGCGAAGGATCGCTCGTCCCAATGACGTGGCCTCTGCCGCTTCTCCTACCCCGATGAGGTTGAGCGGATCAGGAAGTCCACCCACGACGTTTCCGCCTAGGTACGCGAGGTACCCTCCGGTGGTCCGGGATGCGAGAAGTTGATTTTCCATTGAGCGATCACGACGGGCGGCAAGCGTAGATAACAGCGCCTCCTCAGTCATGCCGGGCTGATATGAGAGCCCCATATCCCCGTAACCCGCCTCGTTGAACTGATCTTGCGTGAGTGCGGTTCCCAGCTTGGTCCCGAGATACGGAGAGGAGCGGTTGAACAGCCCGATTGAAGTATTCTCCAGGCCCCGCTCCACACCTTGCGAGAACATCTCTGTGAGTGTGGGAGCTGGACCATAGCCCGAATCCGGCAAGGCAACGGTATTTGGAATGAACGGGAGAAAGTCCGCCATTAGTTAGCGTCTCCGAAATCGATAGAACGCCCGATGGCGTAGTAACTCCGCGCCGTGGTGCCGTTCCCGTCTTCGCCGTCTATGCCGTTGTGCAAGTCGATTGCTCCGCCCACACCAAGCAAGTGGGACGCCGCGAGTAGTCCAGCAACGTCCTTGGCTGGCGTACCGGAAGTGATCAGGCCTTTGCTCTTCAAGTTCAGATAATTTCGATAGGTGAAGTCCCTGAACACACGATCCTGAAGCGCTTTATCCCTCAAGAATCCTGCTTTGCCTCCTGGGATGGTCCAGGAGTTCGGATCATCGAAAATCTGTTTCTGCGTGCGGTTCCCCTTCAAGGCCTCCTGATTGATCAGGCCCGCGTCCGCCAGTGCCTGCGCTCCCATTTGATAGCGTCCCAGGTAACCCCCGGCATTCTGAGCTGAGTAGTTGTCGCCCCGCTCACGCTTGGCGATTGCATCCGCGTATTTCTGGAATTGCGGAACCGGCTGCGTCCCCACGAGAGCTTCTGAGAAGCTCGTGTAATTCTTGCTCGGATAACCCACGGCGGATTTTACCGCGTCCACACCTACGGTGCGGGTAAGACGCTCAAGTGTCTGGAGCGGAGTTTCCTGAACACCCGCAACTGTCTGTCCTCGCTGTGTCGGATCAGCGAAGGCCTGAGCCACAGCTTGCCTTGCCGCTGGGGCCTGCAATGGCGCGAACTCCTTAACGCCACTCTTCGCCAAAGCCTGAAGGGACCAATCCGGAACCTGTCCGCCACGAATAACGGCGCTCACACCGTTGAGAACCGCTTGGTCCCCCTGATCGGTGGTGAGACGCGAGGCGACTGGATCAGGGACAAGGCCCTGTCTGTCTGCGACTTGCCGGGCTCGCTTCGCCGTGATCAATGGGTTCTCGGTCGCGGGAACCGTCTTAAAGCCAGCGCCCTTGCCTCCGGTTACCGCAATGGTCTTTGTTGTTTGTTCCGGGCTCACGTCTACGGGATTGCCGAATGTTTTGGACCGGGCGGAATCGCTGCGGTCCTGTTCCAACGGAGCCACTTGAACCGAACCATCCCAAGGCCCCGGCTGTGCATGGTTCGCGGTGTTCGCCCGGTAGTTCACGGAGTTGCCACGAATGGTCCCGTCACGCTCCACGATCAAGAGCTGTTTCCCCTGTGGGGTTTGTTGGTAGTAGGCCTGTCCCGAATTCCTATCGATCAACGCAAAGCCACCATCTTGGGGGATGATGCGGGTGGAATTCGGATCAGCGAGAGCCGCTCCCATTTGCGCATTTGTGTAAGTGTTATCCGGTCCTAACGTGATGTTGTTCCCCAGCGGGCTCGCGGCGATCCGATCAAGTGTCTTGTTTACGGCCTTCGCGTCCACGTCTTGAGGAACCAGCAAATTCTCCCCGTTAAGCCGGACCTGTTTCATTCCGGAGGTCAACACACTCAGAGTTTTCCGCGTGGCTGCGTTGTCGTTGAGACCCTGTCCCAAATACATGCGGTACACGTTCGCGAAGTTCGCTCTCATCTGTCCAGCTTGCTGCGGTGAGGTGAATACTGTCTTATCTGGGAAAGCCGCATCAAACGCGGTGTTTACGTCTTCCTCTTTCGCGTAGGTCTCCAAATTCTTGGCGTTGTGCTCGGCAAGCAAGACTGTAGCAGCGGCGTCAGCTTGCTTTTGATTGACCATCTCCGCAGCCATGCGCTGTCCCGGAGTTAGCTTAAACGCGTCCGCGATCCTCGCGAAGTTCCGGGGATATCGATTATAGACATCCGCCAGTACATTGGCCTGAGTGGCCGCATCGGGTGCGCCGTCCAGCGTGTTCTTGTACCGATCAAGCATTGCCTGCGGCAGAACCAAAGCATTAGCGTTGCCGGTCTTACTCACGATATCGGCACGAGCTGCATTCAACCCCTGATCCGTACTCAAGTCGTAACGCTGATACGTGCTCGGGGCATACGCTTGCGTTGCGGCCCATGGATCTGTCTGAAACGCTTGTATCTTTGCGGCCTGCGCCTGGGCGAGAATTTGCGAGGTCCGCAGGAGGTTCGCTTTCTCCACGGGATCAGAACCCGTGTAATTTTGATATGCCTGCTGAGCCCGGTTCACCATGGCCTGTCCCTGGCTGAGGCTTCCAGTCTTCAGCACCTTGACCAGTGCGCCATTAGCCTGCGCCTGTCCTAGCTGAGTGGTGTTCGCTTGGATTTGCTGATCCGTATATCCGAACTTACGCATGGTCGCTTGAATCGTCGCGATATCCACCGGGATACTCTCGCCGTTCCGAGCAAGCTTCAAATAAGCGTCCAGAGTGGTCTCATATGCGGCGCGATCACTCGCGGAGGCCTCGCGGTTCAGGTTGATCTGGGAGTGAACCTCTGCGGCGATTTGCTGACGCTGATCAAGACCGAACTGCTTCATAGGTCCATTCGGGTCTAGAATCTCCTGCGTGATCTTAGAGGGGTCCGCACCCTGATTGACCTGAAACAGGTAGTTGGATTCCGCCGTTCTCTTGAGCAAGTCTTTCTGTAATGCGTTTGCCTCTTCCGGCGAATAAATCCCGATCTTTGCAGCGGAGGCAATCTGCGCTTGTGCCTGCGTGATCTGCACTTGGCTATCCGTGGTTAGGCCTTTCTGCAAAATCCGATCCACGAGGCCGTTCACATTGGTCTGTAGGTTCGTATTGACATCAACGATGTTCTGAGCCTTCTGCCTCTCGAATAGGCGATTGCTGATATCGTTCTGCACACTCGTGACGCCAGAGTTCCACATCTCTTGGAGCTGCGGTTGAACCTTCGCGTTCACGCCTGTGAAGAACTGCTTTTGCACATCTGGCAACGCCTTGTTGAACCCTTCGGGATCATACTGGTATTGCTGATTAAGCCGGTTCAGTGTGGTTCTGAGCTGAGCTTCCTTATTCATTCCGTATGCCAGATCAGCACCCGCATTATATCCGGCATCACTCGAAGCGTTCCAAAACCGGATCGGCTTATTCATGAGCGTGCCGTCTTTCCGAGCTTGCTGATCCTGATAGCCCTGGACCTTGGACTGTTCGAAGGCTTCTCTCTGGCCTTGCTGGATCATCTCGCTTCCTGCCTGAGCAAGTCCGGACCAGTCCACGGGCTGAACTCCCTGGGCTTGCTGCGGCGGTGTGGTGTTGAAAAGTGATCCTTGATAGGTGGGTACGGTTACCATAATTCAATCTCGATTAGTTCGGGGTTCCAGAGCCTGCGGCGGTTGTGGCCGTGCCAGCGGAAGCGCCTGCGGCTCCTACTGAGCCCGCACCAAACATGTTTGAGGCCTTTCCTGCCGTGCTCAGCACATTTGAGAACGCAGAGTTCCACGCTGAAGTCACAGCGTTTGCTCCGCTCGTCTCCAGCGATGATGCTTGGTTTGCGCTTTGTAGGTCCGCCGCGTATTGGTCGCGGCCTGATTGCTGCGCTGAATAAGCGGCTGTGTCAGTGGGTGTGCCTAGGACCGAGTCCAAGCCTGCCGCCCCGTATAGATTCCTTTGCTGCTCCTCCAGGGCCACGAGCTGGCGCTTGCGGTCCGCGTCCTGCACTACCTGTGCCGCTTCAACGTATTTCGCCTGCTTATTCGCGGCTGATTGCTGCGCATTCCCTGCCTGAATACCCTGAACACCACTAGCCACAGCGGCAGCGGCCATCAACGCGACACTCACAGCGACAAATCCACACATTCACTTAACCCTCATAGCGAAGCCACCTGAGCCCGCTGTATTCAAAGCCCGCCTCACGGAACCCTAGGTTCTTGTGCCAGTTGAAGCGCCTCTTGTTTTCCATATGAACCGCCACGATCACGTCAAATCCTGGGTACTCTTGAGCCAGTAGACGAGTGAAGGCCCTTGCGTACTTACCCATGAGGCTCGCGTTCTCGTCTGTGAGACGGGTTCCAAATCCCCACACGTTCACAGCGCAACCCCGAACCCAATGACCAAAGCAAAACGCCGGAGTCCCATTGACGCTTGAGCACATGGCGTGCGCCTCCGGGTGGAAAAACTGATCAATCGACGCAAACGGCAATGCCAGCATTTCCTTCTTGTCGTCGTCACGCATCCTTGCCCAGACGTAGCGAAGCTGCCTCTTCCGGGCTTTCTCCACCTTGATATTCACCGGCCTCATGAGTTGCCCGCCTTGTACGTAACGGTGAGGTTCAACACGTTCATGGGAACCGGGGCATCCGTCCTAAGCTGAACAGTCGGGTCATACGTGGCGCCATTCACGTTCGAGATAGCCATCTTCGCAATACCCGTCTTCAAAGGGGTTGTGGTGTCGAATGTGTCTTTATCGAACTGGCGGAAGATCACAGGGCGATCATTCACAGTCGCGTCCAAACTCCCGTCAAAGGTGATAATCGCTTCGATCACGCGGGTGGGCCTGCCCTTCAAGGACATGCTCGCGAGTTCCGGTGCAATCGGCATTGTCTCTAATCGCGTTTCATATCGGAATCCCGCGAAGGGTTGAGCCACCGCTACCGGCAAGGTGAAGTTTCCAGAGTTGTCCGTGGTGAAATCACCGATAACCGCGAGCCCGTTATCATCGGAGATGCTCACCCGGATATCCGTGTTCGCAATGCCTTCAGTGAAGCTATAGGGGCCGGTGCTCGGGGTGGTGTTCGTTGCTTGCTCCCAGTGGTCCAAGTAAACATCCTGCTGATTCTCGAACACCTCCAGGAAAAAGCGCTGGCTTCCGTTGATTGTACGAGAGACTAGGAAGTAAGCCTCAGCGATCACGCCCACAGTGGCGTCTTGCAGGGAGTGAGCAACGGTGCAATCCCAGAAAGATCCGTTCGGGGTGTCCCAGGTGGCCCAAGCACGAACCGAACTTGAGCGATCATAGGTGAGAGTGCAGCAAATCCCATTGTTGCAGGGGACGAAAAGAATTGAACTCTGCGTGTCGCGGTAGTTCGGCAAATATGCGAGACGGCGGGGCAACTCAAGGAGCTGCTCCAGGTCCACGAACAAGTCATGAGCGTACAAAGTCAGGCTCATGCTGTTATATGCGTCTTGGGTAAAATCGTAGGTGAACCGCGAAACTGTCTTGCGATCCTGGGAGATAAAGAGGACTTGGCCCCCGATATACTCCGGGGGAATATTGGCCGAACCCACTTGGGTTTGCTGATAGCAGGTGAGCGGCGCCGTGGGTGAAGCGGCTGCGTTATTTGTCGTGCTGGCGGAAAACTCACCATCCGATGCGAGCACGATCAAGCCGGTACGCGAAGGCAGAATGTTATAGATGGTCTGATTCTGTGCTGAGTTCGCGATGAACTTAAACGTCTTGGCCGCAGTGGTCGCGGAATCGTCAAAATTGAAGTAGTCACCCGTGTTCCGCGCTACCAGTGCGTTCGGAATGTCACGGATACCCGAGAATACCAAACGGTCCGCGTAGAACGTGGAGCATCCCGGATACCCATGAGCTGGGCTCCACATTTGTTCGGTCCAGGTGGTGCTTGCATTGGTGTTGCCCAGAGCCGTGGCCCCCACCGTGCCAGTCACACGCAGGCCGAACGCAAAGGTAACGTCCTTCAAGTCCAGGGTCGCACCATTGGTGACGCGGACACGGAAGCAGGTGTTCCCGGCATTCGTCGGAACGTCAAACCAAGAGACGGTTCCCGCTGTCAGAGTGACCCCGGTGAGCGTTCCCACCCGCACAGGTGCAGCGAATGCGGTTGAGCTGTCGGTCTCAAAGATCAGGTCAACCGTTGCGGTGGTGTTCACGTTGATCCCGACGATTTCCACCGCGTGCGAGGTCGCACCCCAAGAGTATCCAATCCAGCCATTAGCCCCGCAGTTGCACGCGGTACCCGTGGAACCGTCAAAGGCATTCGCTGCTGTGCCTGCGCTCCGTGCGGCGGTCCCACCTGTGGCATCCTGCGGGAATCCCGTAGTCGTGACGAATGGCTGATTCGTTACGCTTGGATCAGGAATAATGATCACGCCTTGTGCATAGTACGAGCTGAAATACGCGAATGTACCGTTCAGGGTCAATGTGATTGAGGTGTTCGCGGTGACCGCTGAAGGTGTAAGGGTCTGCGAGACGTTGTAGCGGAACTGAGGCAAGTGAATGAATGCGATATCCCCGATTCCCCAAGAGGTATCCCGTCCATTACGGAACAGCTTCTTCGGAGGGTACCGGGGATGCGTGAGAATGATCCGGTCTAGCTGCTGCGACCAGCGAACCCGGCGAAGATCTGCCTTAGCGTAGGGATGAACAATTGTCGCCTTGAACACGCGGTTACGGAAGATATACGCGGTCCCATTCGGCATAAACGCGATGACATATTCTTGGTCGCGGTTGAAGGAATAGGTCATGATCAGGGCATACTGAAAGTCCGCCCGTGAGATTCCGGTGAACTCGTAAACATTTCCCAGGCCACGGCGACGCTGTACGCCCCCGTGTGGGAGGATCACCACGTTATTCACATCGAGAGCGCCGCTGAGATACTCCTTTAGGTCTGTGCGGCCCCTCATGTACGGGCCAAGGTAACCGGTATTGAAGGAAACGAGCGGCTGTTTAAACGGCATTAGAGGCGGACTCCATATCTAGCAGTCTGCCAGCGGCTTTGACTGATCAGGGTTTGCGGTCCCTTTCCGATTGCATCGCGAGACGAAGCCATGGCGAATTTATCTTTGATCTCCTGGGCAAGACGATTCTGTGTGTTGCCGTCCCCCACGAGGGGTTCACACGCCTCATAGGCGAGCATCGCAATAAGGTAGTGAGTGAAGAGAGGCGGAAACTCCCGCTCATCGAGATCACGCGTATACTTCAAGAATACACGCTGGGACTTCCGGAGGACTCGTCCCGCCTCTTCCGCATAGGTCACGGTGGCCCCGGTTTGATCGATACAAGTGCCGCCGCTCACGTAGTCTGAGGGGAGCAAGAACCGATAGGCCCAAGTGGTGTCCGTGGGTGCCGCGAGTTCTCGCGAGAGTTCCACAGTGAATTTGTTGAAGCTCCAGTCATAGCTGGCGAGTGCGGCTTGTTTGGTCGGCTCATAGAGCTGGCCGAACACATCGGCCTCAAATGAACCCTCGTCCAGAGATTGGACTTTGGCCTTGCCTAGTTTGGTGCTTGCGGTGCTGATAATGTCGAGATTGTTCACGGGGATTTCCTCCGTGGATATTTAGGCAAACGAAAAGGCCAGCCGTTTCGGGCTGGCCCCTTCTGCGTTCTAGTCCGCGTTACGCGAGTAGACGGCGGAACTCCACGATCACGGCAAGGCTCGTGCTGGCGGAGAGGTTTGCACCTCCCACAGTAAGAACCAAGGAATCGTTAGCCGCATACGTGTAACCACGTCCAGCGGTAACGGCACCCGCAGTAATAGCGGTGTTCGTGTTCACTGCCAGATAGCCAGCCGAGGCGGAAGAAACCGCGTTCAGATAGCGAGTAGCAGAGCCGGTATCACCCACGGAAACCGTGGAGCTGGCCACTGCCGGAGAAACCACGAGAACGTCCAGAATCTGGGCGCCCTTGGCAATCGGAGCAATGGTCCAGGTCTCGCCAATGTTCAGAGCATTGGCCAGAGTGACAACAAACACTTCTTTGCAAACTTCGTAGTTCTGCAAACGAGAAGTGGAGGTAGTGTTAAGAGCAGTCATTTCTGTTTTCCTCCCCTATTAATCCGCAACGTTCGCAGAGACGATACGCGAGCTATCGAGCCCGGCAGCGCCCACATACATGTATCCGGCAATCTGCCAAGAAAGCTGCTGCGGTACCCAATCAAACTTGAGCTGGATGTCCTGGAACACGGCGAGTCCAACAGAGTTCTTCTGATAGCCAAACCGCTTGTGCTGGCCTGCCGTGGGAACCGGCAAGTAGTTGTGCTCGATCACGTTGAAGCCCTGAATGTTCGTGACGTAACCCTTGCGGACAACCTGATCTTGAATAGCAAAGTTGTTCGCGATGGTGCTGTCAGTGGCCATGTGCTTCATGCCACCCGTGTGGGTGACCATGTAGCGGTCCTCGTTTTCAACGTCGAAGGCACTGAGAGCCATTGCCATGGCATTCATGCCTGCGTTGTTCAGAGTGTTCGCGGTGGGCAGCGTGACAGTCTGTAGACCAGAGATACCGGACATCGCTGAAATGATGATTCCGTCAACCTGACGGCCAAGATCAGAAAGGATCTTCTTCGTCAGGACGTTGCGGTAATCGATCCGCGAGCGGGCCATATCGAAATTATCGATGATGAAAGCAGAATAAATCTGCTGGCTCTGGCAGGGGACTTTGACAGGGTTCTGCGAGTTGTATGTCACGGCATCCGCGCGGGACTTGCCAACGGTAGCAGTGCTGTTGTCAAAGGTAATGAAGTTGTAGATGTCGGCTCCCGTTACCTGCACTTCCTGCACAGTACCGCGAAGCTTCGAAGTCATCTGAGTTGCGAGAATGAGAGCCTCTTCGCTCCATTTCTGCGCGACAATTGCGTCAATCGACATGATTTGAATTCCTCCGTTTGTCGTTGAGGAACCCAATTCAGTGAAGTTCTCCGTTTCCGCTCAGGAGGGTCCGGGCTTGTGCTACGCAGTGAAGTTATCCGGCCTGATCCGAGCTTCTCGGGCTTGTTAATCAGCGTTCTGCGAGTATTTACGGCAGACATGAAAAAGCCCGCACAAGGCGGGCTCTCTCTTAGATAGCTCCGGCTCTGCGGAGCTTCATTTCCATGAGCTTGTCGATTCGGCTATGGACCTCCGCGTGGGCCGGATGACGCGGGTTATTATAGGCCTCACCACGCATGAGTTCAGAGATATTGCCCTGAAGGTCTCCGACCCGCTGTGCGGGAACATCACTGTCCGTAATCGGGGAAGCGTCCGCTGATTTCAAACGTAAACTATTGACGAAGTCCATTCCCTCCGGATGCATCGCCAAGGCATTCAAGACAACCGGGTCAAGATTTGCCTTGCCCCACTGGGTCGCCGCCGTGCGGTTCCGCTCGTAGTCCTTCCCCCACAGGTCTTTCAGGGCCTGGGATTTCTCCTGCATATTGCGATCATCAATCCCGTGGGTCTGCTTCATGAACGCGTACATGTTCTGCATCTCTTGGTGATAGAGCTGCAAACCCGCTTGCATCGCATCCTGACTAAGGTTGTGGGACTTGCCCCATTCCTGATACGCGGCTAAGCCATTTTCCACGCCATAGTTCAGGCCGAGTTCTTCCGCCTGCTTGTCGAGGTCCGCGTATGTCTCGGGTGCCGTCTGGATTAGCCCGCGTTCCATGGCCATGTTGCGAACCATGTCATCATCGAACTTGCCCGAGAGCATCTTCTCCAGGTTCTGATACGAGTTGATCAAGTCATCTTGATTCTTGAACTTACCCAGGATCAGCTCGGAAGCCGCATTATCTAGGAGGTTTCCCTCCTCACTCGGAGGAGACCGGTTCCGGGACGGGCTTAGCAAGTCCCGACTTGGACTTGTCACGCTGGAGTTTCCTTGAACGGGACTTGCGCTCGCCGGTGCCGCGCTGCTTTGCGCGTTCGTGCTTGATACTCCACTCGATACGTTGCTTGTGCTTTCTATGCTCATTTAGATTTTCCTCATCCTTAGCTAATTCGACCACCATAGGGGCCGGGGTTCTTGCATCCATCCGCTTAAGCCACTCATACAGTTGCAACGCGGCCTTCTCTGTCTTGAACAGGAGCTGGCGGAGAGATCCGCTCTTGCGGGTACTCCAAACTATTCCGTTGTCTCTCATCCATTTCTTGGGAATCTCAAACCTCTGCTCGTCGGAGATACCAAAGAACATTCCCCAAACGCGTTCCGTGATTGACACTTCCCAGAGCAGGCTAGTTGTCGCGGTCCTTGAAAGAACTGGCTTCGTCATCTGGATAACTTCTTGATCGTGTCGAAGAACTCACGGCGCCCAAGCACGTAGAGAGCCTTATCCTCCGTGGGTGGGTTCTCTTGGTGAATCGGGCTCACGAGTGCTTTGTATTCGAGGAAGTCCAGAACCGTCTGGCCCTCAGGGGTGGAGAACAGACGTTTACACGCGGAGAGCATATCCGCCTCGTCCACGCGAAGCCCGGACGGCAGCGTGATAGTCTTGATCAGGGGTTTTTGTGGCGGGGCTTTCCCGTGGGGATCATAGGCCATTGAAAATTCCAGTCAGTTACTCAGTTACTGAGCTATTTACTGTTGACCGGAATTTCCTGGGTTCTGTCCCTGCATCCCCTGGAAAGCCGTGAGCAAGGATTGAATATCGACGGAACCGCCGTGGGGATCGCCCTGTGCCTGTCCTGACTGGGTCGCGGACTGCGCCACTTGGGCCATTTGCTGCGTTAGTTGCTGGCGAAGCTGGTCCGCCTGTTGAGGATCACGCATCCAGCGAGCGGGAACACCCAGGGCCGGAGCGATTTCACGCAATGCCTTCTGAGTGTCAATCTCGGTGCCCACGGATTGAGGACCGAAATTCTGAGAGAGCTGCATAATCGTTTGAAGTCCGGCCTGGGCCTCAGCCTGCTTCAGCAAGCGGGTGAGCGCGGCGTTTGTATCCACCTGAAACAGCATGCTCAGGCTTTGCACCTGGGAACTGATCCCAAGGGATTTCAATTGAGCGGCATCAACCACCCGGAGTTCTCCACGGCGGAAAAGCCTAGCGCAGGTTTGCTCAGCGATTGGCTTTAGAAATTCGCGCTCGATTTTCAACGCGGGTTCACCGATGAGGGTTTCCCATTGCTCCTTCAGGTACTGGATGGTTTCGGCTTTCGCATACTGAATCCGGTCAGAACTCGGCATCTGTGGCGCCACCATGTGGGCGTTGATCTGCTGTCTAATGCGGTCAATGCTGGTGAAATTCAATTCTGGACGCCCAGGGAACTCCAGGGGCTGGAATGGCTCGGATTCGTACCCAATCACGCCACCCGGCTGGATTAGGTCGCGGATTTGAGCGAGGTCTCCCATGGATGCATTCTTGCCCTGCCACATCCCGTTGGCGGCGAATGCCAGGAACACAAGAGAGTCCTTGACCATCTGATTGACGCTGCGAATATCCGGGAGTGCTGTTCTCGCGGGTGAGTTTCCCCAAGGCGAGCCCGTGATGGTGGACCACCTCGCGACGATGAACGGGTTCATCTCAAGCTCTGCCTGATTGATGATCTTGCACCGGCTCCCATAGGTCACCCGATAGTCAAACTTGCCGGTGTCCTCGTTCGGAATCACCCGTTCAAGGATCGTGAATTTCTTCACCGGGGAAGTCTTCGCCTGATCTTGAAGTTCACTCGGAAGCTTCCACGAGGACTTCCGCATCAACATGCGTCCGGTCATTTGATGACGGCGAAACACGCTATCAATTTTGCTCTTCGTCTTATCCAGGAGGATATAAAGCTCATCGACGGGAACCGGAATGTAGCTGAGCGGCTCGTCCGGTACGTCATGCACCATCACGCAGTAGGTTCCGGCGCAAATCCCGTCATTTAACGCCTCTGTGGTGGCGTCATAGAAGTTCCGGTTCACGAAGTGCGAATGTAATTTGATGTTTGCGTCTTCCAGTGCTGCACCCAGCGAGCCACGCAGGGCCGGAGCATTCGGGAACGTGTCACGAATGGTGATCTCAGCCCACGAGGAACTCTTCGGGACGAGGTTTTTCATACTCCAGGTATTCAGGTTACGCATCGCAAGCGTTGCTGTGGAGTCGTACTGCTGAGTACGATCAAGCGGGCTCTCATCCTGGGAGAGATCAACGCGGAATCGACGCTGAGGAAGAACGAAGTTGTAAACGTCTTTCAGCTCGGGTTCGTGAATAAGGCGTTCTTGCTTGGCTCTCTCGAATAGCTTCTTTACGTCGTCTTGAGAGATCACAAGTTATAGCCCCCGTTCTGGTTATTCGGGACACCTAGGTATCCGGTTTGCTGACTAGCGAGAGCAGCACGGCCCTGAAGGGCAGCGGCTCTTGCACGAGCATCGCTATCGGCCTGGGCAGCGGCTGTATCCTCTGCCTGAACCGTGGGCTTTTGCACCTTTGCGACTTTGGGAGAACTGAAACCACACATGACTTTTTACCCCAGTAGATTCCAAGACTGGAAACCCGCGCGACGGCGGAGATTGCGGAACGGATCGTTCTGATTGCCCGGTCCCGAATTGCCGGAGCCACCAATCTGGGCACCCGGATCACCAATCGTTCCCAAGTCCGCGTTGTCCACGAAGCCGGGGCTTGAACCGTTGCTGGTCTGTCCCTGCTGAAGCAAATTCGTCGGAGTAGCTGGGGCCGGAGTTGAGTTGATCTGATTGATCACGTTATTCATGAGAGAGCGCATGTTTGAGTCTGGGCTCGGGCTCGCAGGGCTAGAAACAGAGCTGACGGGCTTGCTCGGGGTCGTCACGCTGTTTACGCTACGTCCGCCTCCGCCATCACCATTACGGCCAGCTCCGCCACCAGTGCCATTGCCTCCTGTGCCACCACCGGCCCCAGCGCCAGGACCGCCACCGGCAGCATTGCCACCGGGTCCTCCACCATCAGATCCGTGGCCCGTGTTGCTGCCGCCGTTTCCGGGTCCGTTACCTGCGGCATTGCCGCCGTTCTTCTCGCCCACGAAGCTCCAAAGGCCAGTGGACGGGTTCACGGTGCCCTCGTTGCCGAGAGCCCGCTTGATCTTGGAAAGTTCACTCGGATTGATCTGGATTAGAACTGAGTCTTTCACTCCGTCCTTCGGATCAGTCATACCCAGTGAAGTGAGATGTTTGATTGCTGCTTGCGTTACCGCATCAATGGTTTTCGCCATAAAAAAATACCCTCTGAAGAGAATTCAAAGGGTATTTAGGCGAGTGGCTCTATTACGGAATTCATCAGCAAGAGCAACACATGAAGTGTGTTAGGCTTTCAGGAGCTAGAGGGGTATTGTTTGATGACGGCTGGATTTGGAGTGATCTATGGCATTGATTGCGTACATGGATGAAAGCGGAACTCACGACGGCTCACCCTGTACCGTATTTGCTGGCTGGATAAGTGAGGAATCCTCGTGGAAATCCTTTGATGCTGCGTGGAGCGTTCTCCTCATTCGCCCTTTGCCGGGTATTCGCGCAATTTCTCACATTCACGCGGTTGACCTCTACAAAGGCAGAGGAGAATTCAGGGGATGGCCGGAGAAAAGCCGGATTGCGCTGGTCGAAGCGGCACAAACCCTTATTTTCCGCTATGTGCGCTTCAGTGTCTCGCTCATCTTAGACAACTCTGACTATGAAAAATCATATTCAGCCGTACACAAGAGAGAGAAGAGGAAAACGGGTATCGACTCAAAATACGGGGTCTGTGTTCGCATGTTCTTTGCGACAATCGCACAGATTATGGAGAAGCACTTCCCCACAGAGACGATTAGGATTGTCGTTGAAGGAGGCCATAAAAACAGAGGTTGCACGGACACGCTCTTTGAGGAGTTGAAACAAGTAGCTCCTGAGCTGGCTAATTTCATTTCCTCTGTTGATTATGGCGAGAAACGTGCTTGCCCTGGCGTTCAAGCGGCGGACTTGTTGGCTTATCCTGTGTTTCTTGGAGAACGCGATGGGACCGCGAAATTTGAGGCGCTTGACTATTCGCTTGGTGAAACCATGCCGCTGGATAAGATCGTGAACTATCGATACCCGCTGACAGAAGAAATTCTCGTCAATCTCCTAAACGGCCAAACAGACTATTCCGCTTTAAAAAGGCGCATGAAAAGTGATGCGGATCGTATGAGTGATTAGTACGAGACCTTGTCGATTGCCTGTTTCAGCGTGGGCAGTCCTCCAAAGCTCCCATAGGTGCGGCCCACTGAGCCGTTACTGTGTCCGGTCAAACTGTCGTGGATATCTTCGGCGAGCAACGCACGGCGGCACGCGGTCTTGAATGTGTGGCGCAAGGAATGGAATGAGCCGGGTATCTCCAGGCGCTTCAGGCGCTTTGCAAATCGCTTGCCCACAGCATCACCCAGGAACCCGCGCGGGTTATGGTCCACGTCAAACAGTCGTGCGCTTTGCTTCCGCGCTCTCATGTAGTCGAGGAAGCCCGCTTCTAACACGGCCTTGTGCAAGGGTACCCACCGGGAGGAAGAGTCCGTCTTGATAGAGTTGTCCCCGTACTCGTTCACGTCCATAAACCACGTGTTGTTCTCGCAGCGAATATCACTGGGTGAGAGCTGGCAAATCTCCTCGCGTCTCATCCCATGATAGGCCGCAATCATCGTGATCCAAAAATCAGTAAGGCCGAATTCGCCCTGTGACTTGCCCTTGGCTAGGTCCTTCAGGATCACTCTCATCTGATCCACTGTGAACTCTGGACGCTTGGACTTCGCCGGGTTCACCGCGACACTTGCTGCCCTTCCCTCTGCCGGGTTGATCCGGACGAGCTTCTCAGTCTTTGCCCAGGCGAACACCGCGCTCACGCATGCGGTGGTTTTGTTGATCGCCGCTGGCTTGAGCCGGGCTCTCTCGTCCTGGAGCTTCGCCTGTTCTGGCAAGGTCAACTCCCGCTCCGGCTTCGTCATCCGCGCGGGGACCTGCAACAGGTAGTCCCGATATTCCGTAAACTTCTGCTCCGTGACCTGGGAGGCCCGGACCTGATCCACCTTCGTTCCCCACATCGAGGCGAGGCGCTTAAAGGCAAACTCAAATTCCGTTCTCTGCTTCTCCGGGGTTTGCTTGATCCGAAAGTACTTGTCCAGGAGCGCACGAAGTGAGATCACCCCCATGGTGTCCTCAGCGCTCTTCTCCGTCATCGCCAAGGCTAGTTCATCCTGGGATCGCTTTTCGATCTCAGGTAACAGACGAAGCGCCAACTCCTCCACGAGCCCCGCTAGGTGGACCCGCTGATCTCCCTGGATTGGGGTTCCGGTCCGGGCTTCGATCCGCTCCAGGATTGTCTCGGGGAGATCGATCCCCGCCCGCTGGAGGTTCTGCCTTCGCCGGAGGTCCCACCCGCCGCGATCACTCATGTACTGGGAGATGTCCTCTCCTGGCCGGGGTTCGGCTCCCGCATCGATGGCCCGGAATGGACGAAGCTCCCCGGCCTTCCGCCGCACCAAGTCTTGATCAAGGATTTCCCGCTTCGCCGCTTCCAGGATCACGGCGGGGTCCACCTGCGGCGCTTGCCCGGCAATCCTGGCCCGCTCCAGGTCAAACCGCTCATCCCATTCCGTGGCGAGAATACGGGCTCTCTTGCCCGCCTCTTTGGGCTCTGTCGTCTCCAGTGACTTGGTGATCTGCTTCCCGAGCACGCCCTGGAGATCAGCGGGAACTCGCCGGTAAAAGTAGTAAGTCCGCCGTCCGGGTTTGCGCCAAAGATAACCGCTCAT